GACACTACTTACTTTAACTGGAGGCCAAATATAAGCTTTAACTGTAAAAGTTAAATCCCACATGACCAATCTTGTTGTTGAAAAATCGCCTTCATAATCTGTTGATGGAGAAACAGATGTTAAAATGATAGGCACATCATAGACCTGATCCATTTTATTAATAAAATCTATTGTAACAGTAAAATCTGGCGTAAAAAATGGTAAAATTTGTTCTAGTATTTGTGTCCCATCTTCTGTATTTCTAACATAAATTGATAAAGTGAAATCAAAATTATAAGGAATTGGTGCATACTGACTGTTAAATTTTGTTGCATTGTTAGCTGCAAAATTCTGTAGAGTTGACATTTGTTTGCGGCTAGAATCATATTCCATACCAACCAAATCAAAACTCATTCTTGGAACAATGGTTGCGATTGATTTTGTTAAATTTGGGTCAGAAGTAATTCGTGCAAGATATTTTTCTTTTGCACCATAAGAAAGTGGTACTTTTGTAACTTCTTTTGCCGTCTGACCATCTTTGGTGTAACGAACCAATTGTATATCATTAAACATGGTGCCAAATGCAACCACGATTTTACGAATTGTTCTATTATAAAAATGACTATTGCCAAGCATTAAGCTTCTCCAAAAGGATTATGCTCGGTAAAATCAAGTATAGAATCCGATTCTGTTTCAATACGATTATTATCTACAATATCCTCAAATGCATTATCCATCGTTGCTGTATCAGAAACAGTATTAATGATCCAATTTGCATTACCAGTATTACCACGAACATTACCAGAATTAAATGTACCTATCACTCTTATAACATCAAGAGAAACACCTGTGTTATATGTATAAACTATTGCCTGTGCAGTAGCGTTGGCTAAACTTGATCCTTGATATACAATTTCATTTGCGACAAAAGCACCTGTGCCTCCAGCATTTAATGAAATTCTATTTCTTGGATATAAATCAAATATTTGGTTATCAATTTCCGATATACCAGTTTGAATAACCTCACTTGAAAACACAAACTGTTTAAGTTTTAATGCGTAAACATAAACATTACCACCACGACCACGGCCAAGTGTATAAAACATGGCTTGGTTATTTTCATGTTCTACAAAAGTTATTTCAAAGAAGTTACGAAACAATGGAATGTAAATCAAGTCTCCCTCAAGTGGTCTAAGCTGATTTACAGTAAAGCCAAATCTGCGGCGAGAAACGAGTAAGGTTACTTCATCTCGGATTTCAAGTCCAAATTTGGACATAAAATCACCTTCACCTTCCATGCCAGTAACATTTTCCAAATACATCTCTAGTGGATATGCAGTTGTATATGTTTTTAATGTATCTTCACCATACAACAGATCAACAGAATCTCTACTGGATCTTGGCATGTAATAAACATCCATGCCGTTTATTCCAAGAGATTCTATAACCAAGTCCTCAACAAGAAGTTGCTCGCTGGTAACTTGATTAGCTGGAAAATTCTGGAAATATAGGTTGGTTGCCATCAGTTTTAACCAAGCATAATTTCGTTCGGCAAAACATTTATGATTTGCATTTCTTCTTCTAACTTGGCAATTTCTTCCACAGCTTCATCATAAATTTCTTTACCGTTTAATGTCACACCACCTGGCAATTGCACACCTGCAAACTTTTTAAGGTTATTACCCCATTGCATTTTGATTAATGCTGTGGAATATTTCTTTAAAAATCTATCACCCCAAACATCAGAGTTGCCAGAAATTGTTCCAGTTACATTAGCTGCGGTATTAACCATTGGCCCACGAACTGTTAACGATGTTGGTGATAGTATTTTATCCACTTGGAAATTATCAACACCATTAAATGTAATGAAATCATTTTCTAAAAATTGTTGATCAAATGTTGTGCCAAAACCTAATACAGAATTACTGCCTGATGTATATGACATTGTGCCTGAGAGAGTAACCACATCAGGATTTAATGATCTATAGCATTCTACAACCACATACTCACCTGGCTGAACATCTCTTGTCCAATCAATATCTAAAAAAACTTTATTTTGTTTACGATTAAATCTGAATTGTGGAGTGCCAGAGAACAATAACTCAAGCGTTCTTATATGTTGCATGGTGATTTCATATGACACATAAGAAACAGATGTGAAGTCATACAAATCATGCAGGCGTAATTGATAACGCAAGTCAAACATATTGATTGATGCGTTAGAGTTATTAAATGGAAATACACCTGTCACAAATGTTACCGCATCTGGACAATAAATCCAGCGGCGATTAATATCTGCGACTGTCAATTGGTGCTTCATATACATCTTCTCTGTACCATCAAAATGGTAGTCTTGAAAGTATGATAGAGCATCGTCTATACGGTCTTCCACTTGGTCATCATCCACATTAATTTCAATAACGGGGAAACCAAGTTTTCTTAGACAGTAAGTTTTGAATTGAGCTCGAGTTGAAGGAGTAGCCATTTTTTATCCTAAAGCAATTGCAAACGCTAATGCATCACCAGCTGCGGAAGCAGCCGATGCAGTAACATTAGCTTGTGTCGCAAGTGGAATTCCGCCTGGAGTTGAACCATCATGGACAACTAATGTTTTCTTGTCGGTATCTACGGTAATTTCAGCAACAGCGCCAGTGAATGTACTGGTCTGTGTTGTATTACCTCTTCGTATTTGAACTTGTGTTGACATAATGGTATTTATAGTGTCCCGTAATCTATGCTGTAATTGACTGGATCATACACAAATCCGTAATCAACAGTTAGGCCTTGTGCGCCAGGAGTACCAGCTACTGTAATTGTTTTAGTGATTGAATTAGCAAAAACAACAACACCAGATTCACCAACAAAATTGACTTGTGAATTGGCAGCAGCTGCATTAGCATATGTATTGTTGTTTGCGGTGTAGATAATACCAAAACCAAAATCGGTAGTACCGCCTCCACCACCAGAACCAGCATTGGCAGTATATTGTTTTGAACCATCTGCAAACTGAATGAATCCTGTATTAGCTACAAAGTTGTTTGCATATATTGTATTTGCACCTTGGATGTTACCAAAACTACCTGAAGTAATAAATGAAGTAGCTGTAATTGTGCCAGTAACAGTACCGCCGTTATTAGCATCTAAAGAATTATTTGCCCGAGCAAACGCTGCGTTAGCAGTATTTCTTGCAAAAGAATCAGTTGAACTACCGCCAGTATTAGCGGCATTAAAGGCTGCATTAGCATGTATGAAAGCTGCGTTAGCATAAACACCTGAAGAATTTGCGGCAGTAAACGCAGCTGCGATTGAATTGTTTTGTGTTGTGTCCGTGGCTGTAGCTGCATTAGCAGCTGCAAAAGCACCATTGGCATAAATTGCGGCTGAGTTAGCAACATAACTTGGCGTATTGGCTTGTACAAATGCTGCGGTGATACTGTTATTCTGTGTTATGTCTGTGGCTGTAGATGCATTAGCGGCTGCAAAAGCACCGTTAGCATATACACCAGCAGATGTTGCTGTATCTTGTGCTGTGTTAGCAGCAGTAAATGCAGCAGTAATACTATTGTTTTGTGTATCATTAACACCACTTTCATTATTAGCTTTTATAAAAGCTGCATTTGCTTGATTAAAAGCAAGTGTTGTATTCGCAGCAACAAATGAAGCAGGTTGTTGAATAACAATATTACCAACCATGCCACCATGAATGGAACATTGATAAACATAAGTTGAACCTACTATATCAAACGGAACTTTCCAATATAAAGTTCCTGTTACTTGGCCTTGTGCGCTTGATCCAGTTAAAACTGTCCCTGTATTAGAAACATGAGTAAGTCCTGTATCATAATTTGCACCACCACTGGACACCCGAATCATAAACGGATGACCAGTAACATTATTTAATTGAAAGGCTAATGTCTCACCGCCAGAAACATATATTGAAGGATTATTTCCTGAATACTGGTCTATTAAATAAGCGGAGGCACCTGAATTTGTTACCGTTAATCTTGTAACAGCGCTTATAAAGTTTGAGTTTGCTTGAGTGAAAGCAAGTTGTATTTGTGGAGTAACATTAACTCCACCAATAATTGCACCGCCAGCTACTGTAAGAACATCTGTGGTTTTATTATATGTTAGACCTGAATCGGAACCAAGAACGCCTGAATCATTGAATTGGATCTCTTGAT